ACAAAACTTATCTATCTCCAATTTCATTTGGAAGACCTGACCCTATCGTAGAGTTTGCTGAAAAGCTAAAGCGTACAGGAGACACTGATGACTGGAAGGCCGGGAAAAAAATGGAACCAAAATTGAGAACATTCGCACCAGTTATCGTAAGAGGTAAAGAAAGTGAAGGAGTTAAATTTTGGGGATTTGGTAAAACAGTATATCAAGATATTTTAGGATATATTGCTGACCCTGATTATGGTGATATTACAGACCCACACACAGGACGTGATATTGTATTAGAAGTAGTATCAGCTGAAGAATCAAATGCAGCATACCCAACAACTACAATCAGAGTTAAACCTGCCGTATCTAAAATTTTGGATGACGCACAGGCAGTAACTGAATTATTGAACGCACAAAAAGAGATTACAGAACTATATTCTGAATTATCTTACGATGAATTGAAGGGTGTATTGGAAAATTGGTTAAACCCATCTGCTCCATCTAATGGTAGTGGAAACCCAATTAATGAGGAATTGGCATCGGCAAAAGTTCAACCTAAACAATCAACTGTATCTACTGATATGGGTGGTACTCAAGAAAGTGGTGGGTTACCTTGGGATGATGAAGAACCAAAGGCATCTACACAAAAAGCATCTCCTCTTAAAGAAGATGTAGCATCGGCATTCGATGATTTATTTAACAACTAAAATTAGTTATAAATGGCAAAAAGAGAAGAAGATTTAGCAAGTTTACTTGCCGATTCTCTAAACAAACAAAATAAGGATGGTAAGATTGCTTACTTTCTAACAGATGAGGGTGGTGATGCTCCTACCAATGTAAAGGATTGGGTATCTACCGGAAACGCTATGTTGGATGTTGCAATCTCAAACAGACCTTATGGTGGATTGCCAGTTGGTAGAATAACAGAAATAACGGGTTTAGAGCAGAGTGGAAAATCTCTGCTCTCTGCCCATTTATTAGCTGAAACACAACGTAAAGGTGGTGTTGCAGTTCTGATTGATACCGAAACCGCAGTTAGTAGAGAATTTTTAGAAGCAATTGGAGTAGATATCTCAAAACTCCTATATGTTTCAGTTGATACTGTTGAAGGTATTTTTGAAGCATGTGAAACAATTATTGAGCAAGTTCGTAAAGGTGATAAGGATAGATTGGTAACAATCGTTGTGGATTCAGTAGCAGCAGCATCAACACATAAGGAGTTAGAAGCCGATTATGGTAAAGATGGTTACGCAACCGATAAGGCAATTATTATCTCCAAAGCAATGAGAAAGATTACCAATATGATTGGTAGACAATCTATTGCATTAGTATTCACAAATCAATTAAGACAGAAGATGAACGCAATGTTCGGAGACCCGTGGACAACATCGGGTGGTAAAGCACTTGCATTCCACGCATCTGTTAGATTGAGATTGAAGAATATGGGGCAATTGAAACAAGGTGATAGAATCGTAGGTATCAAAGTTAGAACACAGGTTATTAAAAACCGAATGGGTCCTCCTTTGAGACACGCGGATTTCGATATCTTCTTTGATAGAGGTATTGATAATTTCGGAGGTTGGTTAGCAGTTATGAAAGATGCTAAACTTCTAAAGCAAGGTGGAGCATGGTATGAATACACTGATATTGATACAGGTGAAATTATGAAATTTCAATCAAAGGACTTCGCTAAATTATTAGAAAACGAAGAACTTAAAGACCAAATCTATCGTAGGATTTGTGAAGCAACAATTTTATTATACAAAGCAGCATCATCGGATGAAGTTGAAATAACAACGGACGAAGGAAATGAGTCAGATTAACAAAAAGTATTTAGATATACTAAAACAAATAGATAGGGAACATAATGATTTTGGAGATTTACATCGTAACTCTAAAACATTAGTTATTGATGGTCTTAATACCTTCATTCGTTCCTGGTCAACTGCACCTAATCTTAATGAGAATGGTGACCATATTGGAGGAATAGTCGGTACTTTAAAAAGTATCGGCTATGCCATCCGAACAATCAATCCTACCAGAGTTGTAATCGTATTTGATGGTAAAGGTGGTTCGAATAGTAGGAAAGAAATATATTCCGGATACAAATCGGAAAGAGGCAAGAATAAAATCAAAATGAGATTGAATCGTGCCGCATCTATTCAAATGACACCTGAAGAAGAAAGTGCATCAATGAAACGTCAAATGACGGCATTAGGTGAACTACTTTCAGTTCTACCTGTCACTATTATGATATATGATGGAATTGAAGCGGATGATGTAATGGCGTACATTGCTACTCAATTAAAAAAAGAAAACGAAAAAGTTGTGATAATGAGTTCCGATAAGGACTTCATTCAATTGGTAAATAAAGATGTGAGTGTGTATTCACCATCTAAAAAGAAAATATACAATATTCCAGAAGTTATTGAGGAGTTTGGTATTCACCCACACAATTTTATTAATTTTAGAATAATTGATGGTGATAAATCTGATAATGTAGAGGGTATTACAGGATTAGGATTAAAAACAATTCTTAAAGCATTTCCAATATTAGCAGATGAGGAAGTTCATACTACCGATTCTATGTTAGAGTATATTAAAACTCAACCAAAAAAAGTAAAGGGGCATGAATTGTTTGAAAATAATTTGGAAATCTTAAAAAGAAATCGTAAATTGTTTCAACTTTCTGAACCAACATTTAGTGGTAATCTTCGAATGAAAATTATAGATAGATTTGAAGAATCAGTACCAAAGTTTAGTAAGCAAGAATTTTTAAAAGTAGGATTGAAAGCTCGTATATTGGATTCGTTTCCAAATGTTACGGACTGGTTACAATCCACATTTTCTCACATAGCAAAATTTTAAAAAAATGTCAAACAAATTAGTAAAACCGTTAGGAGATAGAGTTCTTCTAACAGAATTAGAACCAGAAGTTTCACAAACTGCAGGTGGTATTATTATACCTGATTCAGTACGAAGTGAAGATGTAAAAAGAGCAAAAGTAGAATCGGTAGGACCTGGTATTTACACACAGAGTGGAACATTAATTCCAATGAGTGTTGAAGTAGGTGATGAAGTAATCCTCCCTCCGTACCATCAAGGACAAGAAATCAAAGTAGGTGGTAACAAATATATTCTATTAAGAGAATCAGAAATTTTAATGGTAGTTAAATAATTTTAAATTTAAACACGGAACAGATGAAGTGTATCAAAAGTAAAGATGGAGAAATCCGCAGAGTAAAAGAAGAAGAAGCAGATTTAAAAGTATTTCAATATGGTTGGGTTTTCGTACCCAAATCGGAGTGGAAAGCACTTCGTAAACCAGTACAAAAAGTAGTTGAAGTATCGGAAACGGTGTTGGAATTATCGATTGAAGAAAAAAAATTAGCAAGAAAGAAACGTAAAAAATAATGGAAGCAGTAGATACATTGGTAAAATATGGACAATCGTATCAATCTAAAGTTGTTGCTTCTCTTATAACAGATGTTAAGTTTCTTGAACAGGTAAACGAAATCACTAAACCTACATTCTTTGAATCACAGGCAAATCAATGGATTATAAATTCTCTATTAGATTACTTTAATGAATTTAGAGCAACTCCTACAATGGAGGTGTTCAAAATCAAAGTAAGTTCTATAGATGATAAAGGTTTAAAACAAACCGTAGTTGACCAACTTAAAAATGTTTATTTACAAGTTGGTTCCGAAGATTTACCTTATGTTAAAAAAGAATATTTAACTTTTTGTAAAAACCAAAAAGTAAAAGATGCCCTTCTAAAATCGGTAGATTTACTCAAAGCAGGAAACTACGATAAGATTATAGATACGATGATGGCAGCATCAAAGGTGGGTGTAGAATCTGATTTAGGATTAGATTACATTGAAAACTTTGAATCCATTATGGAAGATGTTAAACGAGATTCGTGTCCAACTGGATGGGATGTTGTTGATGAACTAATGGATGGTGGTTTGGGGCCTGGTGAATTGGGTGTTGTAATGGCTCCCTCCGGTATTGGTAAAAGTTGGTTCTTATCTAAAATAGCGTGTTCTGCATTAGAAAAGGGTATTGATGTATTACATTATACTTTGGAGTTATCAGAAAGTTATGTAGGACAGAGATATACTACAATTCTTACTGGTATCCAAACATCCGAACATAAGGATAGGAAAGATGAAATTATCCGCAAAATTAAAAAGATTCCAGGTAGAGTTCGTATTAAATATTATCCACCACAATTCGCATCTGCAAAAACAATTGCAGCTCATATTGAAAAAGTAAGACAAGTTGGGTTCAATCCTAAATTAATTATTATTGATTATGCGGATTTATTAAAATCTGGCAATAGTAATAGAGATGGATTGTATGCGGAGTTGGGTGGAATCTATGAGGAGTTGCGAGGATTGAGTGGTGAAGCACAGATACCAGTATGGACTGCAACACAGACTAATAGAGCAGCAATTGACCACGAAGTTATTCAAGCCGATTCGGTTGGAGATTCGTACAAGAAAGTTCAAACTGCTGATTTCATTATGAGTGTTAGTAGAAAAACAAAGGATAAGTTATCAAACACAGGTCGTATTCATATCGTTAAAAATCGATTTGGACCTGATGGAATGACCTTTCCAGCAAAGATTGATACGTTTCATGGTATTATGGATGTGTTCGCAGCAACATCTATTGATGGTATGGCTTCTACAAAAGATAGCAAAAATGGTGAAGGTTTGGAGAAAAAATTATTACACAAAAAGTATGTGGAAAATATGGGATAATTGTATAAAGTTTTCTAAAGAAAAATCGGAATTTCCGACTTTACTTCATAGTTATACCTACAATTAAAAACATAAATAAATTAAAAATATGAGCAAATTATTTACAGAAAGAATTCCATATAAACCATTTGAATATCCTGATTATTACAATGAAGGCTGGTTAAAGCAGATGCAAGCATTTTGGTTGCATACTGAAATTCCTATGCAGATGGACGTAAAAGATTGGAATGAAAATTTAACACCTGAAGAAAAGCATTTAGTAGGAAACATACTTTTAGGATTTGCTCAAACCGAATGTGCGGTATCCGATTATTGGACAGGTATGGTTACCAAATGGTTTCCAAAGCATGAGATTAGACAAATGGCAATGGCATTTGGTTCACAAGAAACAATACATTCAGTTGCGTATTCTTACCTAAATGAAACATTAGGATTAGATGATTTCGCAGGTTTCTTACATGATGAAACAATGAAGGAGAGATTTGAATTACTAACCAACACTACTGCAGATTGGACTCCAAAAGATTTGGATACTAATCATAAAGCAAGAGTTGAGGTAGCACGTTCATTGGCAATATTTTCTGCATTTGCGGAAGGTGTAGCATTATATTCATCATTCGCAGTTTTGTATTCATTCCAAATGAGAAATCTATTGAAAGGAATCGGACAACAAATGAAATGGAGTGTTAGAGATGAATCACTTCACTCAAAGATGGGTTGCCAATTATTTAGGCACATGTGTGATGAGTTTCCTGAATTGTTAGAAGAAGCAAAACCTGCAATTTATGAAGCAGCTGAAATCATTAGAGATTTAGAACACAAATTTATTGATAAGATTTTTGAAATGGGTGATTTGGAGAATCTTAAAAAAGATGACCTGAAGGAATTTATTACAAAAAGAGTTAATGAAAAGTTAGTAGAATTAGGATATAACCCAATTAAAGGTGGAGATGACTATTTTGAGTTTAACGAAAAGAAAGCATCTGAATTAGATTGGTTTTACCATCTTACAGGTGGTGTAACTCATACGGATTTCTTCGCTATGAGACCTACCGATTATAGTAAAGCTGGTGAAGGTGAAAATTGGGATAATATATTTTAAAAAAGATTATGAAAAATTTTGGAGAAGAATACGGATGGGAAGTTGATGTTGACTTTCCTTCGTGGGGAAATAATGAGATATATGTAAAAACTATATCCAAAACATATTTACAATCAGGAGAAAAACCAAAAGATGCATATTGGAGAGTTGCTACGGCAGTTGCTAAACGATTGGATAAACCACAATTGGCAACAAAGTTCTTTGATTACATTTGGAAAGGTTGGTTGTGTTTAGCAACACCAGTATTATCAAACACAGGTACAGATAGGGGATTACCAATCTCTTGTTTTGGTATTGATGTGGGTGATAGTATTTTTGAAATCGGTTCAAAGAATTTAGAATTGATGTTGTTGGCAAAGCATGGTGGTGGTGTTGGTATTGGTATCAATATGATTAGACCTGCTGGTAGTAAAATTACTGGTAACGGAACATCGGATGGTATTGTTCCATTTGCCAAAATCTATGATTCA